CTGAAAACAAAAAGCTGGTAAATATTATTGGCAAAGCAGGTATGGCTGGTGCTTTGGTTTCTCTTGCTGATTTGGCTCTGGCTAAGACTCCACAAGAAAAAACCAATGCAGGTCTTGGTTTGCTTGGAGCTATCTTGCCTCCAGGTATGGACATTAATGCTGCTGGTGCTCCTGGATTGCCACAATCACAAGTTAATAACTCCTATCTTTTGGGCAGCCCATTTGCTCAAACTCAAGCGGCAAAAGATTTTAGGAATTCGCAAAAAGTTGGTGCTGGTCGCGGCATCGCCCCTCCTTCTGCCTATCAAAGATAAATCATGGATAACCAGCAACTTTTCAACATCGTAGTATCCGTAGGCGGCTTTCTAGTCGTTTATGTATTCAACTCCTCTACTGCAAAGCTGCAAAAGCTGGAAGACAAAATCAATGATCTTCCCCATAGCTATGTAGCAAAAGACGATTACCGTGCTGATATTGCAGAGATCAAATCTATTCTTAAACAGATTTTTGAGAAGCTTGACAACAAACAAGACAAACCATGATTGATCCAATCAGCATTGGTGCAGCATTTGCTATTGCAAAAAGCACTATTGCTGGTGTGCAAGAAGCCATCCAGATGGGTAAGGATTTAAGCGAGTGTTCAGGGGACTTGATTAAGTTCTTTGAGATGCGTGACACAGTGGCAGTGGCAGCGGTGCAAGACAAAGGCAAAAAGTCTCGTTCAGACATGGAACAAGCCCTAGACACTATAATGCAAGCCAAAGCTCTTAGAGACGCTGAGAAGAAGCTCAAAGAACAGTTGATTTACTCAGGACAAGGTGATGTTTGGGAATCTATCCAAGCAGAATACAACAGGTTGGTAGCAGATCGAAAACGTGAAGAACGTGAAGCTGAGTCCGCTAATAAACTTAAGCGGGAAAAGCTGGCTGAAACAGTTGAAATCATATTTTACGGTATAGCTGGTTGTATTGCTGGTGGCCTAATCTGTTGGGGCACTTTAGAATTTATCATCTACAAAATGAGGTTGTAATGGATTGGTTAAAAATGATTGCTCCTACTATTGCCACGGCAGTAGCTGGCCCATTTGGAACTATGGCTTACGGCCTCATTGCACACGAACTTGGTGTGTCACCTGATGAAGCCAAATCCACAATTGAAACAGGCAAGCTGACTGCTGACCAAATTGCTTCTGTCCAACTAGCTGAAATTCAGATCAAAGCTAAAGCGCAAGAGCTTGGTTTGAACTTTGAGCAACTGGCAGTAGCTGACCGCAAGTCTGCTCGGGATATGCAGATTACAACGCAAAGCAATGTGCCAGCAGGTTTGGCTATATTGATTGTTTGCGCCTGGGTTGCGATTCAATGGTTTTTAATGACTCATGTAATTGATGCTTCAATGCGTGAATTGATTGCGCGTGTTCTTGGTACGTTAGATGGTGCATTAATGTTAGTACTGTCTTTTTATTATGGGTCATCAAACGGTTCACAAGCCAAAGACTCAATGATTCATAACTCTACGCCCACAAAATGAAACAGAACTTTGACGCAGCATTTACTCAAGTCCTTAAATCAGAGGGTGGTTTTGTAAATAATCCCAAAGACCCTGGTGGCATGACAAATCTGGGCTGCACCAAAGCGGCATGGGAAGAGCATTGTGGGCATCCGGTAGACGAAAAGGCGATGCGAGCCTTGCAACCTGCTGATGTTGCGCCGTTGTACAAGCGTAAGTATTGGGACAAAGTGTGTGGTGATGAGCTACCAAGCGGTATTGACTACCTAGTCTTTGATACAGCAATCAATAGTGGGCCTGGAAGGGCCGCAAAGCTCCTGCAAGCCTGTGTTGGCGCAGAACCCGATGGTGGTATAGGCCCAAAGACTTTAGCTGCTGTACGGGCGTTTGATGCAAAGCAGTTAGTTGCTGACTACTCTAAGCGCCGTCTGTCTTTTATGATGGATATACCCGCTTGGCCTACCTTTGGTAAAGGATGGACAAGACGGGTAAATGAAGTTGAGGCTTTTGGCCTGACTATGGTTTAGATTCAAGATCATTAATGATGCGCTGTAAATAAACTGCAAGATCAAGGGCTTCTTCTTGTGCATGACGAAGCCATTGAATATTAGTTAAATCTTGGCGCGTAGTATCTACGCCATACTTGTTAAGACCGACTTTTGCTCGGCTAATAAGCATGGCGCAAACAAACTCTACGTTTGGATCAATCATTCTTTGACAAAGATTCCATTGGGCAGCAATGTACCTTTGCGGTTTTTGATTTGTTCGTATGCGTGTTTAAGACAAGAAACCAAATCAAGATCTGTTGTTGCACATCCAAGAATAAGTGTCACAAGAATATCGCCATAGGCATCAATCATTGCTTCACGGTCATTCAAAATGATGGCATCACGCAATTCAATGACTTCTTCAAGGGTTTTATCCCATTGAGCCAATGGAGTTGAATTCTGCACGATACCGCGAGCTTCACCCCATTGAACAATCCTCATTTCAAGATCTAAATAACTCATTAGTGAGTACCTACATCCATCACTTCAGTAGCTTCTTTGACTTGTGGGCCAGCCTCTGATTGCAAGCCATTGATGAGTTGAGCAACTTCTTGAAACGGGCGTGTGCCCAAGTATTGCAAGACAGCGTTTACCAGATCGGTAGAGAGGTTAAGAGTTTTAGGCATAGTGTTTTTCCTTGAGTTGCCATTCGCGTTCAGAGCGTCCGGCATTTGATTTAACAGTCTGACCTGTTGTTTCGATGAAATCCAATTTAGCCATTTCGGAAAGGCGTCTGGCTACTTGGTTACCATCAAGGTTTGTCTTGTTGGCAATACCGTCTTTACCTTGGGGGCCATACTTTGTTAAGCACCCCAAGATAATGTCGTAGTGTTCACCAGCAAAGGTAGCAGCGTCTGCCGCCTCATAACTGGTAATAGGGTCTTCATTGCGAGAGCGGGGAAACATATGTTGGAGGATTTGATTGAAGTTCATGTTTCTATTCCATTAAAAAATGCCAAACCAAATGCCTGTACCGTGAATCCAAGCAATAGGAAATAGCAATGCTCCTGCCACCAGAAAGCCCCAAGAGGTTGTCTGTAGGCATATAACAATGTGAGTCATCCAGGCTGAGAACACCCACAATACAATCAAGATTGGCATTAGATCTTCCATTAATATTGCCAAGTAACGGCTTTTACAGCCCACATTTGTGCAGTTTGAACTTCTGTTATTGCCACAGACAACATTCGTGCAACTTCAGAATTGTTTGTGTCGTTACGATAGTTATTTAAGTTATCCACAACATCGGCAAACTGTTTCTTAATAAAAGTTACAGTCTCAAGACCGCCCGGATTAAAACTAACACCACAGGATTTTTCACCAAATGTCATTTCACGTTTATCAGTCATTTCATTTCTCCTTAAAAATCGAGATCTGACCATCCATCCGGCTCTTTAGCTTTCGCAACAGGCTTGCTAGGCTTACTGGCTTGGTCTTGCTTGGGCCGAACTGACAGGCTAATGAAGCCTGTTCCTGCTTTGCTTGTTTTCTTCCAGCCTGAGATCCAAAACTCAGTGCCATCAATATTTATAGTGCCACTCATGTCCGGATGTCTGTCTTCAAGTTTCTTGTCGTTTTTAAAGAGGGAACCTCTGTTCGTGTTGTCAAAATCAGCCATTACGCTTTTGCTTTCTTTAGTGCTGAACGTGTAGGTGCGTCCAATTGATTAGAGAGATAGACCTTTTGATCTGCCTCCAGTTTTTGTTCGTCAATCATGGCAAGAGCTTCAACAGCTTTACCATTCTTAACCAACTCGGTTACGGAATTCCCCATTTCTTGCAGGAACTCCTTAATTTCATTTGGCAAGTCCTCACCAATGCCACCCCGTGGAGAAACAACGGGGGCGGGGCCCTTGCGTCCAACATCACCCTCTTCAGGCAAGTCTTCACCGGCATATATATACAAACCCAGACCATGCAGGCCAAGCGCCTTGGTCATACAGCGCATGATTGCTGTGTTGACCTGGAAAGCATCAGGGTCTTGAATGGCCTTGTTGCGGTGATCCATAACGGGCAACTGACAGACCATTGGCTTGCCAAACATAGTGACAGACACAAACACCATTGCAGATCCGTTGATGCCCATGTAAGGCACTGTACGCTTTGCACCATTAGGCCCACACTCATCAAACGTCTGAACAGTGAATGTAGCTGTAGGATCAGCCTTTAAAGCCTCTGCCCAAGCCCAGGCCCATGACAGATAGGTAAGGTTGACTTTCTTTTCTGTATGCTCGTTTACGTTACGTGCAAGCAGTTGTTCAATACTCATTTTTCTCTCCAAATGGATCACCCCAAGCATCTGATGTGCCCGTGCTTACGTTGACTAAGTGTTGGCCCTGACGCTGGATGAAATCTCCATCATCACCAATCCATGTTGAACCTACTTTGACAAAGCTTTTGCCATCTTCATTGATGATAGTGTTGCCCATTTCCGTGTAAGTCTTGCCGCTAAAAATGTTGGTAAAAAAGCTCATAATTCCTCCGTGATGTAGTTCATATATTCTTTCATCGCCATTTCAACCAATGGAGATATTTGACCGTCAATGTTGCCTGATTTCTCAAGGCTATCAAGAATGCGATACATCTGTAATGTGATGCCTTCAAGGATTTGAATCCTGTCAATAACTTGTTTCTTGGTTTTCATTTGGTTGCCTTTTCATATTGTTTAATTTCAGCATCAAGAATCAAGTCTTGTACGTCTGGAGTTAAATACTCATAAGTGCAAAAATGATATTCACCGCAGCAATAATCAGACTCACGCTCATTTCCGCAATAAACACAATACTGCACATCTGATGCCATGAACTCTTCCCGCATCTCTTGAGCAAATTCTTTAAGTTTCGACATATATTCTTCTTCCATTTGAACTTGGTAATAAAAAGCTTCTTGACTCATTTTTCTTCAACAAACACACGGCCTGTTGTCGCTGTGTAGTAAGACACTAAAGACACTTTCCAAGGCTTGTTTTTGCGCTTGATGTAACCGCGCAAAGCTTGGCAGATCTTGTCTGAGTCTTCTGACTTGCAAGCAACTGACTTGCCTGGAACCAACTGTTTAAAAATTGGATCGTATTTATAAACCTGAAAAGCACGAACCTTTTTCTTGTCGTCAGTGACGCGCAATGTTGAAATGTCAACTTCTTTGGGTTGTGGCTTGAAAGGGTGACGGCCTACAAATTTGGTTTGGACTACGTTGGTCATTTTGTGCGATTGATTGGAGTTGCAATAAGCCATTTGTGGCCCAGGTGGCGTACAGAACGCACCCAGCCGCGAATGTTGTGTCTTTGGGTATGTGTGGGCACACCGTCAATTTGAAAGAGCCTACGGGCCATTGAGAGGGCTTGGGTGTTCATGCTTTTTCCATTTCGCGTTGCTGAATCTTTTTGATAAGACCCTCAAGGCCAAGGCCGCTTGGAACTTCTGCCAAGTACGCAAGCACAAAGTTAAATGTGTGTTGACGACCTGAGTCAAACCCTCTGAGATACTCGCTTGCTGTGTATTTGCCAATGCTGTTTTCAGTGTGGACTGCTGTAGTGTTATGTGTCATTTCAGATCCTATTAAGTTGCACTGCGTTGTTGCAGTGATGTAAATGTAGACGGCTTTTGACAATAAATCTCTAGGTGTTTTCCCTATGGTCAAGCATCTTTTTTGGTGATAGGCTTCTTAGTTATGAACAACACCACCATTGAATACGAGCTTGCTTGGGAACTGATTGCCCAAGTAGCTGACCGTCTTGAGCTGCACATTGATGCAGACGACCTAGATGCCGCCATTGTTGCTACATTGGCGACTGCCCTTGAGCTTGCCTCACAACGAAAACTCAAACCTATCTATGAAATCTACGAGTCCATTTAATTGGCAATCCAAGCCCTTCACCCTGTTTACCAAAAAGGAAAAGGGTTACATGAAGCAACACGCGACCTCAAAGCAAGTCGAGCCAAAGAATATGCACTACTACCAAAAAGCCAAACCAGCAAAGGATCTGTAATGTCCAAAGGTTCAGCACCCAGACCTTTTGAGGTCGATCACGATACGTTCAGCAACAACTACGATGCCATTTTTGGCAAGAAATCAAATTATGTCTCTCAGATAAAAGATGCTAAACACTGTCCACGGTGTGGCAGCACTGACCCTGAGATGCATAGTCAATGTAAGTTTTCCGTGTGTCCAATGAAAGGATAATTATGTTTAAGTTATGTTGTGGAATATGTAATGAATGCTGGTATGTAGGTAATGAAAGTACTTGTACTTGTCCCAAGGAAAGCACTTGTACTTGTCCCAAGGAAAGCACATGGGTTGGACTAACAGAAGAGGAAGTAATTGATTGTTGGCCTTTAATTATGCTTCACCCTAATTGTGCTGAATTTTGGAAAAATATCGAAGCTAAATTAAAGGAAAAAAATGAGCGATCAATTTGAGAAGTTCTGGGCAGCATGGCCCCGTTCTGTCCGCAAGGGTGGTAAGTCTGTTTGCTTAACAAGGTGGAAGAAGGGTCTGTACGATGGTTGTGCTGACCAGATTATCAAGCACACCACCTGGATGTGTACTACAGACGCCTGGAGGAAGTCAGACGGAGCTTTTATCCCTGCTCCATTGGTGTACCTAAATCAACAGCGTTGGGACGGTGCTGAGATTCCTGACAGCTTTACAGGGGTTGAGAAGGTTAAAGCTGCTGATCCTGCCTTGGTGAAAATACAACAGGATTGGAATAAAGCTGCACCTATTCCTGATGCGATCAAAAAAAGATTGGCAGAGATGCGGAAACCTGTGTAGAATTAAAACCGTTGTAGACAACACAACAATGTTAAGCCGCTTTACTAAAGTATCTTGCTCCAGATTTCTGGAGGTTGTCCAAGGTGCTTTATTAAGCGGCTTTTTTGTTTTTGACTGCGACCGTAAGGCTGCGTTAACTACATGGTTCAGAAATCAGACCATGACCACAATCAAGACCAGACCCCGATGGCTTAAACAAGGGGATGACTGTAGAGGCCAATCCCCTGTGACCCGCAGGCCCAAGTAGCGCAAGCAAAAGGGATATAGACAGTGCCGAAAGGCAGATATACCAAACCACGAATGTGGAAACGGTCAGGTGATACGGAATAATAACCGTTGACGCAGGAATGAAGAGCTAACACCTCAACATCTCCTTAAGCTGAAGGTAGGCGGAGTGCTCCCCGTAAGCTAACAAGCTAGAGTCTGTCGTAAAGGTTTCTTGATGCCGTTTGATGGTAATTGTGTATTTTGTACATGGAATCATTGAATTACAGCCCTAACAAGGGTAGGTAGGTATCAAGGGTAAGAATAACTACGTCTGTAAGAATTGCATAGAAAAGGAACGCATAAATGGCACACATTGACATACCAATTGAAGATCGGGTTAGCCGAACTGGCTTGCTTGAATTGCAACAAAACACACACAAAAAATGGGCCTTGTTTGTTCGTGGCAGTAACGCATCAAGTGCCAAATTTAAATGCGTCTTTGATACGCAAGAAGATTCTTATGAAAAAGCAAAAGAGTATGCGTTACATCGAATCACGGGTGGAAATCAAGATTTCACTTTTTATGTTGTTGAGATCAAACAAATGATTGGCATTGAGCATGGAAAGCTTGTTGATTTGGAATTGAAATGACTAGAGCATACGCAATGAGAGAACTACTAAACCATGGCTCACTGACCCGCAATGAGATAGTAGAGATCACTGGCTGGACAGCAGACAAAGTGAGATACACACTGTCCCACTTAGCAGAAACAGGACAGATACAAAAAAAGGGTCGAAAGTGGCATCTCAAATGAGTTACAGCAGAAAAGTTATAAGCAACGAAGGCGATAGAAATCAGCTTGAACGTGCTTTGGCTAGAGAGCTGTATCGCACCTGGGAAAGCACAAAAACCCGCATTTTTACNNGNGANCGCATTGAATTCATCGAACGCCGGTACAGCAAAGGATCGGTTGAACGAGTCAAGGCATACATGAACAAAATGAAGAATGGAGAAATGGAATGACTTTTCAATTGTTTTTCACTGTTGAAGGCACACCAGTTGGCAAAGGTCGGCCTAAGTTTGCAAGGCGTGGCAACTTTGTCACAGCGTACACACCAACAAAAACCCGCACTTACGAATCCCTGATAGCAGAAGCAGCTAAAAAAGCTATGGGAACATCAGAGCCACTAGAAACGCCTATAGCGGCTTATATATACATCACTGTACCAATCCCTCAGTCATACCCAAAGAAGCGCCGTGATGCCTGTTTAAACGGTTTTGAGAGGCCATGCAAGAAGCCTGACTGCGACAATATTTTAAAAGCGTTCTTTGATGCGATGAACGGCATTGTTTACAAGGATGATTGCCAAATTGTCAGCATTCATGCGGCAAAAAACTATGGGTCTGTCGGCATGGTCGAAGTAATGATCAAAGAAGACATCGACTAAGGGTAAACACCTATGTTCAAGTGTATTTAACTTGATTACATTTGAGTCTCCAACAACTTAATGGAGTCTGAAATGGAATTGAATGGAAAAAAAGTCTTTGCAAGCGTACAAGATGTTTGCTCTTGGGACTACCCTGACTTTGCTGATGCCAACTTCTGCGAATGCTTTTACGAGGATGGCATTGAGCTGACAGATGAAGAAGTGGAGCAACTCCACGAAAAATACCCAGATGTTCTCTGGGAAATGGCTTATGACTCTTTGCACTAAGGAGCAGACATGAGAACCTGGATCCCTTTGCTTATGTTTGGAATGACAGCCAATGTGGTGACCATCTTTGTGTTGTTTGCACCACCAGCACACACAGTTTTCAACAACCACCCTGAATGCTCGATTTCATCATTCAGTCCTGACCTAACAACCAAACAAAAGGCATTTTGCCGTGAATGGAGCAGCCATGGACAAAAATAATTGGCCCGACAACTGGCCTTTCCCGCCTTACCCACTTGGAGTGACAGCATGAGTGGCGATCACAATATGTACGCATCAGGGTCTGGCGATGGTCAGCGCACCGGGTGGCGTAAACGAACGATACAAGAGATGGCGCGTGAGGCGGAAGCATATATAGCTGCAACTGAAGATTTTGTTGGTTGGAGTTTTACCAATGAACAACTTGAAGCATTTGCCGCGCTGGTGCGTGCAGACGAGCGTGAGGAAATAGCGCAAATGATTGAGGACGCGCCGCCATTGGTTGAGTTTGTCATCAACGATCACGGCGGTTGTTTGATTTGTGGGTTCACTCCTAAATTAGCAGCCGCCTCCATACGAGCAAGGTGACAAGCATGAAAACAATACAAGAGATGGCATATGAAGCTGGATTACTTCCCTGCGAAGGAATACATCCAAAAGACCTTGAAGCCTTTGCCGCGCTGGTGCGTGCTGACTTGTACAAAGAAATGCACGATCCAATGGTGCTGGCG